CCAGCCGAATCTTCAACTACGAAGAACGACCTCACCCGGATGTCGCGGGTGGCAATCAACTTTGAAAACTTCGTCACCGACAACATGACTGTGGGGTAATCACCCCAAACGAAGTTCCTTTTCTTGTACTCAACGTATGAGATGACTTTGGATCTGTGGTCTAAAACCACAAAGTCGGCAAAGTGATTCTCTGGAAGTTTCCGGGCCATCCCGCGAAATGCTCCTTCAATGACGGGGATGGCCCGGACTTCGTTCTCTCGATCACGCGGGGTCTCGTACAGCGGCCTCGACATCGCAACCACCTTCCGAACCGAGATCCGCCCTCATCAAGTTAAGGGCCTTATCCAATTCGGACTCGGGGAGCCGATAGGTCGGACGCTCCTTACCCGGAGAAATGTTGAACACCTTGAGGCCGCCGGTCTTCACGAGCCCCTCAATCGTGTGCCTTGATAGGCAAAGACGATTCGCGAACTCGGTGATTGACAACCAATCAGACTTGTTGGTCATAACTCGATCCTTATCAGAAGGGAATGTCGCCGTGATCCACAGCGGTGCTGGCCGGAGGCGTCTGCTCTCGGGGAGGCTGAGGATCGTTGATCGCGAGAGAAAGGAAGTTTCCGCCAGACTTGGTCTGCTTGATCCACCCAGCAATTCGCTTCATCTTTCCGTCGATCATCGCCTTGCCCGTGTAGTCCGGGGAGCGATCAGACTTCTTCTCAGCCTCACGGAAAAGGCTGCCGCTGTTGTCTTTTTGCTCGTATGCCATCAGTCATTACCTCCAAAGATATCTTCGGTTTCACCGGGCTTTGCTTCCCGATACTTCACGTTGTGAGCATCAAGCACTTGCTTGATGTACTCGTTCGGCAGTTCGTCAGCGGCCTTGAACTCCCTGTCATACTTCTTCGCCGCATGGCCAAGGAGTGCTAACTCGTACTCCGCTGCGTTGTCCTTCATGCCGAACACCATAGCAAGCGCGCCGACAAGACCACGATCAGTGCCCTCGACCTTGGGTGCGGCCTTGGGTGCGGCCTTGGGTGCGACCTTGGGTGCGGCCTTGGGTGCGACCTTGGGCGTAGGCATGGAATCAACTTCGGGCTGATCATTCTCGCATCGCGGGATCATCAGCATGTCACGCAGGGTGTAATTCAAACCAGTGGTAAGTGCGGCAAGAACCGCCTTGTCAAGTTGCTTCTGATTCGGCGGAACGATCATCTCGTTCACCATCTCGACCTGCTCTCCGGACTCAGCGTGGGTGAGGACGTACTTGGAAAAAACCGTCACCCCGATCTCACTGCTCTTCAGTTCCCAGTTTGTTCTCGCGAAAGACAATCCGGACTTGTGCAGGGCTCTCCGGCATGAAGTGATCATTGCTTCGGCGGAAACATAATCGTAATTGGCGAAGGAGTTTTTAGCATCCTTGCCGACATTGCTCACTGCCTTCTGGGCAGCGAGGAGCGATTGATGGAGTTCTTTCAATCTTGGTCTACTCCGTTAGAGGTGAGAAACCAGCCCGGGATTTGAACGTCTTGGATATCCCAATACGAGGGCCAAGAGCCGGACTGTGTGCATTGGAGATAAGTTTCGAGCCACCGATCGACAACCATGTCAGCCTTCGCGAGGGTCTCCTCTGAGAACCTGTACAGGCCCACCGCATATGGAGGCGTCTTACCAACCGCGATGATGATCGCGGTCTGTGGGCTGTACTTGCCCTCAGACGCGACCGCCTCGCGGTAGTACGCCATCTGGGTGGCGTAGGAATACTTGAAGATCGAGCGTCGAAACGAGTCGGGAGAAGCGTCGATCGTAGTCTTCAGGTCAACAAGGATGGTTTCGTCATTGGAGATGCAAAGCCCATCAACCTTGGCCTTGCGATCGATCCCTCTACCGTCTTCCCAGAAATACTCAGCCTCCGCGGTTCCGTGGGCCTCAACACACTCAACCATCGCGGCCGCATCAGGATGAGCGAAGACAGCATCAGCCATCGCAGTCGCCGTCTTCCATTCCGAAGGTGGAAGAGGAATGCTGGTGGGGTGATCATTCAGCCAAGAAAGATGGTCTGCCTTGCCCTGTTTCGTTCGACGATCAAATTTCGGCATCTCCACAAAGCGACCCGCAACCGTGTGCGGCTCAAGAACCATCGCGTGAACGAGGCTCCCGAGATTCATCGCATCAGTGGATGGAGTCTCGTTGTCGAGGGACCAGCGGAAGTGGCCCGGAGACTTGCGGATCTCCTTCAAACGCGAGTGACTCAAGGCCGTGTTCGCGTAGTAATCCATCTCGGGGTTTCGATCGTTGGTGGTCATGGGGATTCATCATACCCCAAGTCGGCACGTCGTCAACCTTCTCGCTGGATTTTTCGGAGAATCACAGCCCCGGGTCAGGGAGCCGACTCTTCGGGCGTGGGATCATACGCGATGGTCTTTAGGGATTCCGCCGCCAAAATCATCTGCTGCGCTTGGGCGACCAGAAGGTCGATATGGGCAACGTCAAGTTCAGTGCGAGGCGCAACTTCCTTGTAGTTGAACGCGAGCGCGTTGAGGTTGGCGTTGGTCTGAGCCATTTGGCTCGTGATACTTGCAAATTGATTGATGGTAATCATGGTTTACCAGTCGAGAGTGATTGAAAGTGAAGCACCGGCTTGGAGGATTCCGAAGAATGTCGATAGGCCGGAGGGACTTGTGGGAGTCCACCGCAGTCGCACGATGGTATCGCTTGTGGAGGTTTGGTAAATTGACGCAGACGACGTTGACAATATGTTCGAACCGCTAGCGATTGTGGTTGATGACAATTGGCCGTTCGGGACAGTCGCCAGCCAGTCACTCGAATATGTGTAAGCACCTTTCACGCGGAACAAGAATTCAAAGAATGGCGAACGAGTGTTCTGGCGGATTGGTCCCCAAGTTGCAAAATAATTCGATGAACCGCCATCGCTACCAGCGAAAACTTGGCCGGATACCTGCAGAGTGTTGCCGCTTGCTGCGGTCGTCGTTCCGGTCCAAACGAACTTTGGACCAGACGAAACTGGAGCAGGGAAGAACAGCCAGCGATTGCTCATGGGACGTAGGTTTCGATGCTAAACACAACGCCGAGGGCAGAGTTGTTGGTGCTAATGTCAAACGTAATCGTTGAACCGAGGCTGACATTTGTGGAAGCGAGACCCGCAGTCACATTCTGCGCAGTCTGGGAAAAATTGATTGTCTTCACGGTAGACCCGTCGGTCTTCACGATGACTGTTCCAGATCCCGAAGCACACTTGACATAAATCCGAAAGATCGTCCGAGGCCGGGAAACATAGGGGTCAATCGTATACTCCTTTTCCGATGCCGTCTCGATTTCGCCTGAATAACTAAGGGTTCTAACGTCAAGCGACAATCTCGAAGAGTCAACAACCCCCGTCGTTAAAGCGGACGCATTCAGGTTGGTGACCTGAGAGCCATTGACCACGGGAAGTCCAGTCGAGTCAAGTTGGACAACATTCGTGTTCGACGTTCCGACATTCTTGGTGGCCGCCGTCCCAAGCGTCGTCCAATCGAGAACGCCGCTGCCATCCGTGTTTAGAACCTGACCACTCGCCCCGTCTGACGGCGGAAGCGTGAGGGTGTAGTCAGCAGCAGCAGTGTGGGGTGGCCCTTTGACAGTGACTCCATGAGAGTTCTGTTCGCAATTCAGGACAAACTGGCCCGAACCCCTCGTTGAATTCCCCCTGAAAACAACCTTGCCTGAACCGTCCGGGTCAAGGTCAATAGGACCGTTACCGGCACTGACAATGTCCTTGCCGTTTACATCAAGGTTTCCGCCGAGTTGCGGGGTGGTGTCACTAACGATCGCAATGTTGGAATTGAGAAGCGTACTGATCGATGTCAATCCCGTGCCGCCGTTTGCTGCGGGGATAACCGACGCATTCCAAGTCCCAGTCGTGATCGTGCCAAGAGTCGTGATCGTGGCTTGGCCTGCATAATTAGAAGTAGGGTCACTTCCGGGCAGGTTTGTCAGGTTGGATCCGTTCAGGACGGGGAGTTTAGGGGTTGACCCAGTAGTCAACTGAACTATCTTCCCGGAAGTCGTGCCGACATCGACCGCGATCGTTCCTGTCGTAGTAATCGTGCCCCCGGTCAGGCCCGTACCAGCAATAATCTGGGTTACCGTTCCCCCGCCGCTGCCGCTACCGGTAGAGTTGATGGTGACCTCACCAAGACCGTTGGTGGGAGTAATGCTGACATTGTTCCCGGCGTTGATCTTTGTCACACCCCCAGCCGAACCCGATGGCCCCTGCGGACCGGGCGTGATTACCTCAAGAACTCGGTTCTCAACTTCACGAACTACTAATCGCTGCTGGCTCATCAACTAGCCCCCGGAGTTACTGGGTCAACAATCGTGTATGAACCACCCAAAAGATACTCACTGGTATCCGGGTTGGCCCCCGTGTTGTCAAGGTACAAGTCCCAGACACCAGAGCCTACATCAAGCCCGCCGGTGTACGCATCCGAAAGCGTCAACTTGATGTTAGGAGAACCGTTTGACAGGGCAATGGAGTTGGTCGCACTTCCCCCTGTCACCGCAGTCCACTTCGCAGGATCACCCGTGCTTGCCGTCAGACGCCCGTCGATTTTAGCAACGAACCCCGAAGATAAGTCCAAAGGGCAGCCAGCACTGTCTTTGTATGTGATCGAAAGCGTGTAAGTCTCACCCTTATGGAATGAGATGTTGTAATTCGGAAGAGCCATTCCGACCCCCTATGAAAACGGGTGCCCAGCCCCCCCGAGGGGGAGCCGGGAACCCGGAGTGGCGGACAAAATCAGCGAGGGCAGTCAGCGGCAACGTAGTCAACGTACGCAGCCCCATTCGTCTGGACGATGGGCTGGTGGGCGTAGAGCAAACAAATGCCGTCCGTGAACCCACTGCCTGCGGTGGGAACACGAATTTCCTTGACCTGCACGCCATTGACGAAGAACTGCGCCCTGTAATGGGATCCTTCGTTGATCATGAAGCCGCCCACGGTGAAGTACTCCGTGGAGTCAAAGTCTTCAAGACCCTTGACCGACTGGACCTTTCCGCTCTGCGTCCCGCTGTCGCCAGCGGCGACGTTCGTGTCCACCCGGCACGCAAAAGCGTCGTTCGCCGGGAGCAGGTGGCTGTGAACTTCCATACCGAAAAGAACCGCATCGGTTCCAACTGCTTGCGAGGCAGTTGAAAAACCAAACCCAAGTTCGTTGATCTCAGCCCCGGTTGCACGACCCAAGAACTTGGCCCGGGCAAGAAACGAGACCGAGTCTCCCGTGGTGGTAAGGTCGCCGACGAACTTCGGCGTAACCGCCTTTGTAGCACTGGCGACGGTTGCGTTAAGAATGACACCGCCGCCACCGGCGATCGGGGCGAAGCCATTAGTGTAAGTGAACTGGGAAGTCGTTCCGTCGAAATCTTCCCAGAATCGAAGCCGGGAATCGGTGGAGCCTTCAGCGACCGGAAGTCCCTGTGCGCCCCTGTTGTATGTAACAATCGTAGACATGGTGTCTACCTCCTAAAAAAGGGACTTGATCAAGTCGCGTTACCGATGAGAATGGCGTTGCGACGACGATCGACGCACTGCATGTTCATCGTGCAGTCAACATGAGTAGTGAAAACGGTGTGCTGGTTCGGAGCGGTGTCCGGGCCAGTTTCCTTCATGTACTCACCCGAGAGAAGGACGCTTCGGAAAGCACCCCACTGGAGCATGTACACCTTGGGAACCGTCACAGCGTCCAACTTGGGAACGTAGGTCACGGGCACGCCGCGGAACGAGACTGCACCGTTAGCATCACTCGCAACGTCACGCGAAACGATCTTGTCGTTCAAGCGGCTCGCGAGGACTTCCAGACCTGAATAGGTCTGATAGTTGCAATAGATGCCCCACTTGTCCGGAGTACCGTTGTACGACGGGTACGGAGCAGAAGGAATCGGCTTGAAGTCGCACTTGACGTACGCTTCCTTCATGACCTTGGCAAGACCAATGTCATTCGGAAGGCCCGAGGCATTGGTAGCAGTCAAGGCCGCAACCGGGTCAGTCACGTCCGAAGACTTGAAGTAACCAAGGCCGTTCTGCCACCGGGGAACGTCGGTCGGGTTGATACCCGCAACGGTCGTGAAACCAGCCGGAACGCCACCATTGAACCCGAAGGTTCCGGCGTTCGCCGAGGGGTTGGCATTGTTGTTGTCAGAGATCCAGTAATCGACACCGTTCATGTCGAGGCTGGCATCATTGGCGGGCTTGCCCCAGAACTGACCTTCGAGGTGATCAGTGAGACTGATCATCGCGTCGTTACGACGCACCTTGACAAGGTCAACGATACGACGCGGATCGCGGTTCATTGCGATTTCGCGACGTTCGATGGCGTAGTTGACAGTGGTGTGCTTCCAGCCGATATCGGCGGTCGCCATCACGTCAGACACGTTGAGGTTGTCAACCGCAAACAGGCCGGTCTGCTTGGCAGCACCGCTGTTCGAGGTCATCAGGTTCCACTGGATGCTGGGACCAGCCTCGTACGAAACCTGCGACTCTTGAAAGAGACGCGAGAGAGCAGTGTAGAACTGCACATCGGTCGAAAGGTCGGTGTACCTGAGTTCACCGAGTTCCTTCTGCGTTGTGGTGATCAGATCACCAAGATCAGATGCGTTGATAGACATGGTTGTCTACCTCCTATTGAATCATCGAATGCCACGGTCGGCCATCATTCGAGCAACCGCTCGGGCCGCCCTGTCCTCCGGACGTTCGGTTGCTTGGGCTCCCGAATTCGCACGGCTGACAAACTGAGACTGACGCTGAGACACTCGTTCGGTAATTTCTTTTTCGCGAGCCTCGACCATCGAGGATCCGAACTCACTTGAAACGGCCTTCTGGAAAAGATCCGCTGGTGCCGGAAGAGCAGCCCCGGCCGTCTTGTAGCCCGCTTCGAGAATCTTGAATGACTCCTCGACGCGAGAACGTGCGGATGGGTCTGCCAGTACGTCGGCAAACTGACCTGACTCTGAGTCCCAAAGACCAGAGAATTTGTCGGCTGTTTCAGCAGCCCGGCTCACTTCTTTAGTCTTACGACGCTCCTGCTGGAGTGACGACTCAAGGAAGTTCACCTTTTCAACCAACGCTTTCACGTTGGCGGCGAGATCCTCATCGATGTAATCGGTGAGGGCCTCTTTCATCTCGACGGGAATAGACGGAATAGTTTCATCGTCAGCGTCCGCCGAAGCAGTTGATTCGTTGTCAGCCGGAGCCGTCGCCTTATGAGGCTCGGGCTCGGGCTCTGAATGAGGGGTTTCGGCTGGGGCTGGAGTCCCGTCAATCAGCGGAACCTCGTAAGGATCCTGATGATTGAACGTAGCCCGAGGCCCTTCATTGCGTTCTTGCTCAGTCATATCCATTTGCATCCGCTTTGCCCATAGCCTTCAGAATCTTCCGACGCTGGGCATTGTTGTCGAGAATCATGCCGCCATCCTTGTGGAAGGATACATCACCACAGCCCTTGTTCGCCAGTTCAGTCTTGAGGTTGCCGATCTCATCAGGGTGGGTTCCAAGAGCGTTCGAGTACATAGGCCACCCCTTAGACGTTGAAACGCGGTCCTTAGACTCGCCTTGATAGTGCCGAGTCCAAGGCACACCATTGATCTCAATGTCATCCGTGTCGCCTTGACGCTTGAGCATCTCAGCGATCGTCATGGTGATTCTAGTGGTTTCTTGAGTAGACCTGTTTATATAGCAGTATGTAGGCATGTCTTATCCCAGTGGCCCCTGCATGGGGAGGTTCATGGATTCTGACCCGGGACGGGGATTAGAACCCGCCAAGGTTTGCATCATCTGATTGTCTCTCGACTCCCGGGTTCCGCCAGTCGGGACATTACGGCGAATGTACTCCCGGCGAGTAACCGGAGGCTTGCCCTCTCCCGGAGGAGACGTGTTCGCCTTGCCAAGGACATTGTTCGGATCGGGAGCGACACCAACCGGCGTGATCAAATCGCTCATCTCCTTCACGCCAGTCAAGTCGGCCATGTGGCCAACATAAGCCGTGATGTCAATCTGCAACCCCTGCTGTTGCATCATTGGTGCCATCGGAACCAAGGTCTGATTCATGAATGCACTCATAGTCGATGCACGCTCACTGGCTGATGTTTCTTGCAGGCTGCCCGGCTGAACAGAGAAGTTCAGATCAAAGAACTCTGATTCTTTCCGGTCCTTCGCCTTGAGTTCGATTTCGACCGAAATGCCCGTGTCGCCAAGATCCTCAGTGAGAACATAAGTCCGTGCCGGGTCATACCAAGCCCAGAGACCAATCGACTTCACAACATCCTGAGTAAACGAAGTCACCCGGGCCTGCATGTCCTGAATCTTCTGGCTGGACGAAGCCTTAATCAATTCTTCCTGACCAAGAGTATTCGCGACAGAACTCAAACCGCCAATCGTGTCTAGGTTTCCGCCCGTGTAATTAAAGAGGTCCCGGAGTTGCAGAGCGAAAGCCAGAGTTCCTTGGTCAACGCCACCAAACTTCAACTCCCGGGTCGCTTCCGGTCGATCACTGCGGATCATGTCCCCGTCATTGGCCTCGATGATTCTTTCGCCATCATCCTCGGCACCCGCCGCGACAACTCCAACCGTTTTCGATCGATCATTCTGGCGAACCAGTTTCCGCATCGTCCGGTTCATCGCCTCGCTCAGATCAACAAGGCTGTTCGCCGGGGCGATAGGCATTACCTGCCCCGGAACATCCCCGAGAGAAAGCAGGTGGTACGGACCAACTTCGGGACCTTCCCAGTCAACAGAGCGAACCGCGTGTGAGAAGTTGGGGATTCCTTGCTGGTCGCATTCAAAGGTGACAACCCGACCCTCGAACGGCATGTAAATCTCCCACATCTCAATCACGGGAGACATTCGGCCGTTGTCATAAACAAGGCTGGAAGATCGAGACAGCGTTTCCATCTTCTGGTCGCCGTACTCGTTAAAGGGAGACTGGATTGCTTCGGCGGGCTCCTTGCCATCAAAATCGTACAGCCCGGATTCCATCGCCATGTCCCGGTTCACAATGAAACGATTGCCGATGAACTGCACAGTCTCCATCGTCCGGGCACGCATGTCTATGACAAAGTCATCGAGGTCAATCGCGTCAGCAAAGGGAAGCCCTGCGTCATGAGTGATCCCCGAAAGATGCTTTGCTTTCGCAGTCGTCAGCCCAACCTTGAGGATGCCAACTGAAAACAACGAATCCATAACAGCCGCAGAAAGAGACTTCTCGAAATCCATCTCATCCAGAACAGCGTTCAGCATCATCTCGGCTTTCTTCGCCGTGATCGCCAAGTCACGCCTGATCGGAGTGATGTCAACCTTCGGCCGCCGTGCCGCCAGATTCCGGCGGTAGATGTTGATAGCCATCTCAAGCAAGTTGACGGGATGTGCCCTGTCGTTCGTGCCGTCCCCGTAGTTTCCGCCGGTATAGGCACGAACAGACTGAAGCCTGCGTTGCCGAAACGGAGTCAGTTTGTCACGAGAAAACTCGAATGCGTTCTGAAGACGCTGGTAGTTATTCATGTCCATCGAATGTTCCTAGATGTAATCCGCCTTCTGGCGTCTTCTTTTCTACGCCACGCAATGGAGCCCGGTAACACCGTGGCCTTGGGCACTTGGATGTGGCGATTCCCCCCTAGTGCCAGACAGGCTAGAGCGTCAGCGATGACGCGGTCGCCGTGATTTGCTTTCGCCCCGCTCTTGTCAGACACACTGATCGATAGTGCGTGTTGAACTCCGCCGGTCGAATCGTAGATGAATTCCCTGCATTCATCGATCGCCTCGCGGGAGTGGTTGACGAACTCTTCGTTAAACAATGACTTGCGGTATCTACCGAGCAGTGCTTGCTTGCTATCACGAGTGGGCATCCACCCCATGGACCTACTTGGCGTTCGATCGATCGTGTTCTCGGATGTCCTGTACCAAATCTCTCGATGGCCCAATTCAACCACGGCATCGGCAAAGATCCGCCCGGGGCCTTGGCTTTCCCATATCAGCAACGCGGGACGATCGTTTTCATCTCGGAGCCAGTTCGCAAGTGCGACCGCATATTTAGCCAACTGATCCGGCCTCATGTCAGGGGAGGCAAACTCCCCAATCTTCTCGTTGGTCTTGCTCTCTGCAATAGACATGCATGAATTCGAAGCACCAGTTCCAGCAGCGATGTCCAGTCCGATCACATAACGCCGGTCCCTAGGAAGACTTGATCCACTTTTGCAGTCAGCCCACAAGTAAAGCCTGCCGCGAATTGTCTTGTCGAATTCAACGTCTTTGCAATCAGCAGAGAACACAAGTTCGCCTCGCGAAGGTGCAGGCCGAACGTGCTTCTTGGCAATCATGTCGAGGCGTTGGTGATCAAAGAAGGCCCCCGTCGAACCAGCGAAGTCAATATCAAGTTCTTGAGCGGCCTCGATCGGGCTGGAACACCGGGTGACTTCCTTGTCATACCAAGGAGATCGCCACCGACCCTTTAGGTCTCGGTGTTTCCCCTTCCCTTTTACGGGGTGATCGGCCCAATGAAGCCTCACCTGCCGAACGGACGAGTTCTTCGAGACCGTAGCGAAGGCGTTTGAAGAACCGCACGGCGTCGATAGGAAGATCCGGGACGGCGTAACGTCTCGCGTGGAAGACAACGCCCGGAAGTCGTCCCCGTTTGCGAATGCGGCAAACTCATCAAGAAGTACAACTGTCCGTCTATCACCGCGAGCAACATCTCCGGTCGTTGATTCGCCATCAATAATGCTTCCGTTATCGTGGTTCTTCAGACTCAGTTTTTTACGGTCGTATCTCGGCAACATCCAGACCGGAAGATGGCCGAGCATTGCGTCGAGTTTCCAGAACAACGATTTCGGATTCCCTCTGCCGTCAACGTAAGACTCGTTTCTAGATACAAGAAGAATCGCCTGATCAGTCCGAAAGATCCAGCGATGCAAGAGAGCAGCAAGGCATAGCCAAGAAGCACCCACGTCGCGGCTCTTTGCGATACACAAATCTTCTCCATCATTCACTGCCTCCTCAATTTGTTGGCAAGCCATTTTCTGGAAGTCATACAACGCGAAGGGCGTCATTGGACATTTGAGCCTCGGATCGTACGTCATGGCAAACGTGCTGATCCAGAATGAGACATCGTCTCGGCACAGTTCTTTCAGGCAAGACTGAAACTTGACATCACCCTTGGCCTCGGCAAGAAGTGCGCGTCGATACTTAGCATTTGGTCCCGCTTCACTTGGCGGAATGTGGCGGAGTTCAGGCAACCGCCGCCTCCGCAATCTCTATGACTCGCTTGAGAACATCATCAAGATGATCGAAAGCGTCTGTCTCGTCGGCCGCGTCTTCGAGTTCCTTCTTGTTTGGAACACACACCCCCTGATAGATCCGAAGCAGGGTGTCCGGAGACTTCCGCCCGGCACAGAGCAGGGTCCACGCTGTGCCAGACGGAGCGTCTCCGCGATCAACCGCATCATCGCCTAAGTACTCAACCGCCCAAAGGATGTCGCGGGGATTACCAACAACCCCCACGCCCCCCGAGGGCGGTAGTTCACCCCCGAGGGGCGTTTCACTCGCGGACGCCGAGACCATATCAGCATCAACGCGAGGCCCACTGCTGGGCAGAGGATCTTCTCTTTCCTTTACTTTCTTGGCCTGTCTTTTTTTCTTGGCAGCGAGGGATGCTTTGGTTGAAAACTCAGACCGCAAAGACTCCACCCGCTTGTAGAACTCCGGGTCATCCTTGATCGTGGTCATCGCATCCACGATGTCACATATCTGGGTTCGGGTCAGACGCTCAGATTTCGGAAGAGCCCGCTGCTCAAGAATGATCGAAGACTCTTTCTTCTGGCAGTCATGCCAAAGCCCGCGGTTCTCCTCGCGGAGAGTCGCGTACCACTCGTTCCGGGCTTTGTTTCGAGCAGGCTCCATCGACAGAATCCCGGGCAGTTGATAGGACAACCTTATGTCACAACGCCCATCTCGGCAAGTTATTGGCTTACAAGGCCACCAACAAGCCACCCCGTTAGGGGGTGGCGTTTGGGTGGCCATTGGACATTGCTTTGTCCACCTGAGCAACCTTGATTCGGTGAAGGTTATCGACCAACCCGGCCGCTTCGCTGGAATCGATGACTCCCGCCGCTAGGTCGATGTACACCCGGTGAGCCTTCTGTCTCACCCAGTTGTCTCCAGCCTTTTCAAGCCTACGACGCAACTCAGGAGTGGCCGTCTTTAGGCCCCACTGTTCCATGATTTGTCTTGAGAAACCCATTGATCCTCCTAGGGGGGGGGGCTTTTTTGAAGCCATACCATCCCCACCGAACGACCAATCGCTCAAGGGGGATTTAAGGCATCCCTTCTAATCGCCGCATTATCTGTCCTGTGAGGTGGGCACACCCTGATATGACCCTCCGGGGGCTACGCACAGGTCAGTTGTGAGAGAACATTGGTATCACAAGAACGAAAGTAACGCAAGCGAATTGCTAGTTCATAGAAAAGAAAGCGGCCTGCACTGGGGGGAGTACAAGCCGCTCTCGGAGGAGGGGTCGGGATTGGGGATGGATGGATTATTGCAGTGACCGAATCAAAAGTCAATCCGAATTGGAGACATATGATTATTGACTAGGGCGGCCCGGGGGTCGCGGCTCAAATTCACCCCCCGGCC